AGACTTCAAGATGTCTTTTGTCTCAATCTTATTTACAACTCACCTTTCAGTATAGCGTACTGCTCTAGGATAATCCTTCTACGTCGATAGATTGTAGCCTTGCTCATGAATTTTTGTTCTGCTATTTCTTCCCATCTCAGTTGAGGATATCTCCAGCGCAGATTAAAGATTTCCTTATCTTCATCAACTAGATTGATTAGGAGTTTGTTAATAATAGCTTTGAACCCTTCAAGAAATTTCAAGGTTGGATCATCTGCGATTCTAATTGCGATAGTTTCGGTAGGTTTGCTTATTCCTACAGTAGGCCCACTTTGAACATCAGGATTTCGAGTTTCTAGCTCTAACCTTCTTAGGTCTATTGTACGTTGGATATTTTGAAATTTGAAAAGTTCTCTATCTAACGTTTTAAGGTCTTCGTCGCTCAATTTCTTCAAACTCTACCTCCTAAAAATCTTCGTGGTTGTTTCCACTTGATAAGTTTACCGTCGTTATTATTATTGAAATAATCTGGCAGTCTTGCTGTTGGACTTTCTTTGTAAATTACTTTTTCAACAATTTTGACTTCAGGGAGTTTTTCATCTTCTGTCCATCCTAACAGCCAAGCAGGATTTACATCGTAAGTCTTTGCGATAGTTTCAATCTGTTTGATAGAAGGATAGCTCCCGCGCTCATATAAATGTAATGTGTTGGCTGAGATTCCAGTTTCTTTTGCCATTTGAGCTACTGATAGAGCCATGTCTTGCCTAAATTCTTTTAGTCTTAACCTCATAGCAAACCTCCTCTAAATAATCTTTCCATCAAAGACTAAAGTGATCGTACCTGTGCCGTCTTGATGTTTAGATACTAACGCTTGACAATCTGAGCCGAGCTCGATTCCTTCAATCGTGATGCTGCGTTTTATGTTGTTAACGCTGACGATTGCGCCATTCGATGTTTTAATTCTCATTCTCCAAATCCTCAATCAACCAATCAAGGTTCTTTCTGGCTTTCTTCAAATCCTCAAGACCGTTCTTCTTCTGATGACGTAGTAAATACTTCAAGCTATTCCCTAAGTAGAAGCCTTTCATTTGTTCAGGTGTCATGAAATTTCTTAAAGCATCTATGGACTCCATTCCAAACCGACCTTGGTAGTGATTTGGTTTGTTTACGTTGTCAGTCATTTGTTAAATCCTCCTCTTTCACGAATGAACCATCAATCCAGCGACCTTTACGGTCTTTAATTTCCTGATAGGCTAACTCAAAGCATTCATCAAAATCATATCCGAGATTCTTCAGATATCCAATGCAGCGTACTAGATTGTGTCGGCATAATTCCTTGCTTGCAAACCCTTGTGAGAGTTGGAACTCACTGATGTTTGCATTGATAGAGATTAATGTTTCTGTAATTTCTTTCTTCCGTAAACCATCAGACTCTTTAAAAATCTGATTCACATCTTCACCGATTAGTAGTCCTAGACCGACAATCACGACTGCACAATCTCCGATGCTATCCTTGGTCACTTTCTCATTCTTCTTGAGATACCCAGCGCATAGCTCACCGAATTCTTCGCTGAGTTTTAAGGACTGCTTGTCTAATCGTCCACCGTTTTCTAGATCACGGTCAATAAACCATTGTTTAACATTCTCTAGTGTGTTCATGATAACTCCTCATCTATTTCAATTAGCATCCTTCCGAATGGATAACGTTTGATTCTTGATTTTTTTGAATATTCCTTTAATCTTTCTAAAGGAATACCTGTATACTCATGTATTTCTTGTAAAGAACCTAAAGTTATGAATGTTTCGCCTTGGTAATAAGCGAAATCATTCTCCCAGTTTCTCATTTAACTCACCTCTCTCTAAAGCTATTCCAATTTTCTCGTTATAGTAACTCAAAACCTTGTTCTCTAACTTTTTAATTTGTGTGATATTGTCTATAAAAAAATTCTAAGCCTGTACTCATTTCATCCAATAACTTGACTACTTTTAATTGGTATTCCATGTCAGGTACATCAATCGTCATTTTTGATAGTCTAGCTAGTGACAAGCCTGGCTGATTACTACCATCAGCGCACTGTTCTATCTCTTTACGGTTCATCAATAGCCAATGAAATAGATATCGCTTGTCTATCATTTCTTTTGGTTCGACCCTAAAGCTATCTCCATCTATCCAAAACGAATTCCGATGGAAATAAACAGCTCCAACTGTGCCCTTACGAGTCAAGCGAATTGTATCGCTTTCACAATTAAACTTGTCTGTTGTACCTTTCGGGTTCATGCCTGCACCATAGATAAAATAAGGTCCGTCTGTTTCATTCGTTCTAGTGCCTGAAATAAGCTCGCAAACTTCTAACAATCCGTACTTTGTTATCGTTTCTGGTTTCATTCAAGACCGACCATAAAATTATAAGCTAGTAGATAATCATCTAAAACTTTGTGGCATTTTGTGATAAACGATTTTAAGTCAATATCTGCATTAAAGAATTGAATCAAGACTAATTGACTTGCTAAATGTTTTTCAAGGTGGTCAATCGCCATTTGATCTAATTCAGCATTCACTTTGTCAATGTCTATTTCTTCTTTTTCAACTGGTTTTTTAGGTATTACCCAGCTGAAATCTGAATTTAATTTGTCAGATTCTTGGTATTCAACTTTTTGAGTTTTACAGTCATAAATCTCTTTTGAAATTTCAGGAGTATTCTTCTCTTTGTCAATTACTAAAAATATGACATTGATAGGAGTATCTTCAAATCCATTTTGAATCTCATTTAATTCAACTAAATTATTCCCAACCAGCTCTCTCATTTTCTTTTCAGACTGACGGTATGCAATACCAGGGAACATGATATAAAATCCGTAACGCTTAGTATAATTCATGGATTTTAACAAAAACACATCATCCACAACACCTGACTTTTTCCACGGAAACAGCTCTTTAATAGCCTCTTGGTCTTCTTCTGGTAACTCTTTAAGTTTTAAAGAATAAGGTGGATTCATTGCAATTGCATCAACCTGGATATCAGATTGATAAGTAAAGAAACTTTGATTATCAACTGTTGCATGCGGAAAGTTTGTTTTTAAAGCTTCGCAACTTTCCTGTTGAATTTCTACTGCATGAAAATCCGTCATACTGATAAATTGTTCCAACTGTCCAGAGCCTGCAGCTCCATCAAATACAGATATATTTTCACCGCAATACTGCTTCACTTTTTGAGCTAAGTATTCACGTAGCGGTTTCCCAGTTACATACTCAGCAAATTTATTAGCTTTCTCACGGTTGTTATGTTCTACGAATGTCAAATAATCACCTCATCTCCTACTTCAATATTTTTATATTTGTCTTCACTAACCACGAAAACATTCCCGTTTACCGTGATTGTGAAAAGTTTTCCGATTTTTCGTTTTTCTGTAACCTTGCCAGTAATCTGTGCCTTGCTATCTGCGTGATAGACTAGCAAGGGTTTCTGTGCTTCACGCTGCATAAATAATAAGCAAGTAGCGACAAGCGACCAAGCGAGAAGGATGCGAATTAGTGTGTGTTTCATTTTTCATTCTCCTTCGCATCATATTGCAAGCATACGAGACATTCATATAGTCCTCGCGCTTCCCTCTTGATATTAATTAACGATTGATTTCCCAGACTATCAGATTTCTTGATAATTTCTATCTTTAGATTTGAAATGGCAATAATAAATTCTTTTTCTTTTTTTAAACTTTCATTATCTATCATTCTTCCACCTCCTCAATCTTTATTATTTTTATTATTTTTAAAGAACTTATAAAAAATTACTGACCAATATGAAGTCCACATAAGGTAGGATAACGATTGAAGGAATTGTTCTACTGTCATTCCGTTACCTCCTCATCATCATTTTTCTCATCATCATCATTTTTGAAATCTTCTCCAAGTATCTCCAAGGCATATTTTTGTCCATCTTTTATGAATTTCATCCACTCTTCATCTGATACTATCATTCTGTAACCTCCTCTATTTCAAATAATGGACTATTAAACACTTCACCAAAGCCTGCATCTTCTAACTCTTTGCGGGTGTGTTTAGTTCTTATTGCATCAATCTCCACACGAGATTCAATAGTCCACTTATTTTCTCCTTTGTGGTAATTTAAGTAACTATTATAATTAGTAATCCCAATAATCTTAACTACGTACCGCTTTTCTTTCTCTTTCTCGACCTCGTAGCCGAAAATCCAAGCAAGAGCGAATGTTTCTTGGTTTTCTGAATTACTCACCCAGCTATTGACTCCCTCAGGCGTATATAAGAGAGAGTTAAGCAAGCTTTTTTCTTTTTCTTTACACTTCTCAATCCACTCTGCCACAAATTGCGGAACCTTCACTTTTTCGGGTTCGTCTAGTTCAGAAATGAGTTCTATTGCCGCGTCTATCTCAATATATTCCGCTTTGTTGCCAAAAAGATTTTTCAATCCTTCTATCCGTTCAATCAACTCTTTTTTATTCATTCTTAAACTCCTCCAACTGTTCTTGATACCTTTTCAGTTTCTTCTTCCAAAAATCACGCTCAGCAGCTCTTATGTGCGCCGTTGATTTTTGACTTGGTTTCTTCAGTTCTTCAATCCTTTTTTTCTGCCACTCCGATTGAATGTTTCAAAGCTTTAATCATGGCTTGTTTGTTGTATTTCATGTTTTAACCTGATTACTAAAAATCCAGCTCTTGCACCTCATGGCTCAAAGATACAAGAGCTAGCAAATTCTTTATACGTCATTCGTCCAAGTCTGACGCATATTCTAGCTCGCTTTTAACGTGGTTCGCGGCACGTTGATTTTACTGCTAAGTAATAACAATCTATCGCGCCATAATCAAATCTCACATCGTCTTTTCCGATGTGTTTTTTGAATTTTGGCCTGGCAATACCTGAGAAAGCCCACTGATGGTCTTTCATCCGTTCAATAATTTCATCAACGTTGTTGAAATAACCTAGAAAAAATTTTCGATGTCCGTTGTAGACAAAATATAGTTTTAACAATAAGGTGTACCACCTTTCTAAAAGTAATCTTTCCTTTTGTTTTTTAAGTCATTGAATACCATCAAATGATCATTGTCTACACCCTTCATCAGACGGCTCATAAATGGCCGGCCGTATCGCTTCTGGATTTCCTGTGCAATTAGATTGGTAGTGATAATCGTGTTTGCCCTTTTATTCAAGATGTTATAGAGAATGCCGAAAGACCAGTCACTATCTTTTTCCATTCCTAAATCGTCCAACACTAAAAATTTAGCGCTAGCAATCTTGTTGACTAGGAACTCTTCCTGACTAAAATCAGCTTTAATCTTCATCAGTAAGTCAGTAACATTGATGAAGATAGCAATTTCTTTTGTAATTTCTGATAGTTCCTTCATAATCGCAAAAGCAAGATGGCTTTTACCGGTTCCAGCTTCGCCTTGAAAAACAACATTATTTCTGGCACCATCTGACCACTCTTTACAGATTTTTTTGGCAAATTCTAACTTTTGAACTTCTTTTTCTGTCGGTGTATCAAAGTTATCTAAAGTTGCATTCTTCAACACATCATCATATAGAGAGAATCTCTCAAGATAGAACTTCCGCTCTCGTTCATGCTCTGCATCAGCAAGCTCATTGACTCTTAATTGATTCTCTGCATGAATCCGTTCTGATTCGCATAAGCGACAGAGGATATCGTTTGTCCGGATGATTTTAATCAAGGGAATTTTGTGTTTGTCGCAAATTTCATTTTGTTCTTCAGTATTCCTGTGATAAGAGAGCGCCATTTCTTCTAGTGCATCAGTTACCATGTTAGCTTACCTCCACAAACTTTCCAGCTTGCCATATCTGACAAGCAAGCTATCACGATCTCTTTTGATTGTTTTTTCAAAAGAGATTTTTTCTGATCACTTATTGGGTAGAAGTTTTCTTCAAATTGTTGAATTAATTCTAGAACCCCCATTCTTTCTTAGCCTCCTGTTCTGATTGATTCCCACTAGAATTAGTAAATCCCCTTGAGTTGTTAAATTTTGATTGCTCTTCTTCTTGTTGCACAGTAGTTTTGATACCATTTTGCAACCAATTCTTCAAAATGCTATTTACATATCCAAAACTTCGTTTTGAATTATCAGCAGCCTTGTCAATCGCAAGTTTTACTAATTCATACTCCATATGATCAAATTGAATGTAGTCAATTAGTTGTTCAAATTGTTTACCATCAAGCACCCCGATGCGAGATTGATAATATCCAGCAATAGCAGCAGGAGATTTGTCCTTTGTATAATCTATCTCTTTTATATCTCTATTCTCTATCTCTATCTCTATCTCTGGTGCCTGTTCGTCCGACATTTGTCCGGACAAATGTCCCAAGAGTTCTTGACCTTTTTCTAAAGCGATTTTTCGTCTATATTCACGTTTTCTATCTGCTTCAGTATTTGATGAACCAATAAAATTTTGGATATCAAGCATATAGATGGCCCCATTGTCTAGCACCTCAATCAATCCCATCTCTTTAAATATCCCGACTGCTTTTTCTACAACTGCAATTGGTTGTCTAGTGATTGTTGATAACATCTGTGCGTTATAAGGTATGCGGTCATTAAACATCAATTTACCGTTGTTTTTAAGGCTCCTAAGATAAAGTTTTAGTAGAATGTTAGAATAAAGTATCCCGTCTGGCATGCTTTCAAGGATTGCTATATCGTCATTGTCAAAAAAATTATCTCGCAATTTTAAGTAGTAATATTTTTTATTATCAGACATATACTTCTCCTAGCAGCGTTATATCTTTGCTTTCCACTTTCTACGATTCGCTCGATAGTCCTTCTTCATATCTTCGAAAATCAAACGGCTATCTAATTCCATTTTCTGGAGTCTTAATAAATAATATTTTTTATCCAGTGCACGGTAGTCATCTGCAAGTTTTTGGTAGTCAATAAGGTATTCTTTGATTAACGTTAATTTTTCAAAATTGTTTTTAAAGAATGTTTCTTCGTGTTTTGATAACGGTCTTGATGTTTCTTCGATAAGTTCTTTGTTGATTTGGATTGTATTTTCAACCCAAATGATTAATTGTTTAAAATTGGCTTTTGACATTGTCCTGACTCCTTATTTTTGCTTCTTCGATAGTCCGACAGGTGGTTGGGTATCGTATGTAGATTGTCTATCGCAGTTGCGAATGTTCATACGAGCAATATTGTTGAATTGATCTCTACCTTCCTGGTAGACTTCAATAATCATCTTGTCATGCTCTTGCTGCTTATGCATCTTATCTTTTGCTTTTTGTTCACCGTGTGCAATCAATGACAATACAATGAACAAACTAATCATAGTTGTTACAATTCCAAGAAATTGGCTTGCTAAAGTCGGTTCTGTCATGTTCTATACCTCCAAAATTTTTTCTAGTTTTTCAATACGCAGATACAAGATTTCATTTTCAACGCACTTGTCATGGTATCGTTGATTTGCTTCTTGTAGTTTTTCTTCAACTTCAATCAGCTTTCGATTTTTATCCAACGCAACCAATCGCCAGTCGGTGTTGACTTCGATTTTTGTTGTGTTGAAAAACCATTTTGTGATTCTGTCTAGTAATTTCATTTTTTTTTACTTTCTAATCCTAAATTACAAGATTTGCTTGAATAAACTCATCGAGTTCATTCTTGTCAATTCGTTTTGTTCCGTCAACTTTATATAGGTTTAAACCCATTTTTAACCATTTGCGGATGGTATTCGTGCTACAATCTGAATAATTGGCAGCACTTTCGATTGAGAGCCATCGCTTTTCAATCGTCTCGTGCTCTAACAATTCGTTGAAAGATTCTTTGAATTGATTTTGAACGACAGAGCGAATACCATTTTCAAAATCTTCACTGAGAATATTCACAATAACCTCCTGATGTGGTATAATGTAAGTAGTTATTTTAGTAAGTACCTGATTTCCGTCAGGTGCTTTTTTTATGCGCTATACGCATTCAATTCCATTATTTTCATTTTGGTGTTGGTACTTGGTTCCCAAGTCATCCAATAGGCAAGTGCTGCTTCTGCGAATTTCTTTGGCAATAGGTCATAGCGACTGATATTGAAATGATCCTTGAAATCAATTTCTGCTTGCCTGAAGACAGATTGAGCGAATGTCTTGTTTGCATAAGCTGGACTGTCAATTCCGCCAAGGCAAGCAACTACTCGAGCCTTACGCTTCTTCAATAGCGACTGAGCATAACTTGGATGAATTGGTTGTTCATTCTTGAGATAGTCAATATCTTCAATCATGCTAGCTTGTTGCTCACGCAATTTCTTTTGGCCAGTGAATAGAGCAATGAAGGCATCTTCGTCTAAATCCTCACGGATGAAACCACCTTGTCTTCTAATAGCTGGAAGGACTTCTGATGTCACCCAGCGCTTGAATTCTTTTGCCTGCGGCAATTTGCTTGATAGGATAAGCGAGTATAATCCTGATTCGTTGATTATGATTGTTTCTTGTGTTCTTCCAAGATTATCTGTGAGGCCCTGTTTTAGGGCGTCATCTTCATCAACATGAAGAGCGATTGCGTTTCTAGCTTTGCTATATCCTAAGATATCAGCTACATCTTTACCAACGAACCAAGGTTCATCATTGATTGTCATAGTGCGGACTTCCTGCCCGTGAAAATTAAAAATTTCGTTCATAATGTTCCTTTCTAAATCTAGTTATGATTAGATGTTTTTTGTCGCATAGCACGATTTATGATAGCTTTCTCTAAACAATCAGTTAGGTAACGCAGGTTTGGAACATTGCTCACCTTAATGCAAGAAACAGCACCCAAAGCTTCATAGTAGGTCTCTGTGTGTTCTAAAATATCATCAACCATATTTTCAAAATGTTCCTCAATAATTTTTTTGATGACATCATTATCTTGTCTTGTATTGTTCATTTCTTACTCCTCAAATTTTTCCCATGATTCTGATATTCCTAGTTTTTTTGAAATTTTTAGTTTCAAATTATCAGAACCTTTACCGATGTTGAATAATTCTGTGATAACGCTTGATGTACGCTTGAATCCAATTGCTTGTGCTAAATCAGCATTATTCCAATTCCGTTCAGCCATTTTTTGTTTTACCAGTTCGTTCCACTTTTGGTGTTGTGTGCTCATGTGTAACTCCTTTCTTTTTTAGAGAAACACAAAGCGAAAACTTTTTTATAGAATTTCTTGACTTTTTCTAGACTAAAGTCTATAATCAAAGTATAAGAAAAACATAAACAAAGGACTTTCTAAACCAATCATAACGCTCGCCAAAGCTTTTATTTTTAGTTTGTCTTTTCTCTTTTGTTTTCGCTTTATATTTCGCTTTACAATATATATTCTATACTTTTTTATAGAGCTTGTCAACACTTTTCTATACTTTTTTCTAGAATATTTTTTGTTAAGCGTAGAAAGGTTGATTTAACAATGTTTTCAACGTTTGAAAAAATCAAAGAACTTGCTAAAAAGCGAGGAATTGCTTTGTCAAAACTAGAAGAAACTTTGGGTTATAGTACAAATTATTTTTATTCATTAAAAAAGAAGGCGCCTAACTCTGAGCGACTTCAAGAAATTGCTGAATATTTTAATGTTTCGACTGATTATCTATTAGGTCGTACTGATAATCCTAATGTTGCAAGTGAGATTGTCACTACTGCTGATGGTCGTGCTGTTGACTTGTCCAATCTTCGTGAACGTGTGGTTCTATTTGATGGTAAACCACTATCAGATGAAGATGTTGACAAGATTGCGCAGATCATTAAACTTTCTCTGGGGGTATCCGATATTGAAAGTGAATGAGTTGCTGGATGAATACCAGGTCACACTCTATCTCTTCCCTGAGACTATGTGGGAGCGTAGAGGCTTCTATTTCCCCGATGAGCGCATCATTTACGTTAATAGGGATTTATCCATAGAGGAACGAGAAGAGGTTATTCTGCACGAATTAGGGCACATAAATCACAATCCAGCGCATTACAAAAGACTACTTTATAAATACGAAAATGAAGCAGACCGCTTCATGGTTCGACATCTCATATCTGAAGAGCTTTCCCAATGCGAGCCTTCGGATTTCAATTGGTTAAGATTTGCTGAAAGGCATAAAATTGCGACAACTTGGGGTGAACAGATGATTCAAGAAGAATTTTATAGGTTGACTGGAAGTTAATAGAATTTAAGAAGGAGTTTTTAAATGGCATTATTTGGTGGTAAAAATACAACTTCAAAAGAAGAGCAACAGAAACAAAAATACTATTCTGATGCAATTCCTTATTTTGAAGAAAATGACATGGTTGATATTCTTAAAAAATATCCAGAACATGCTGCATATATTGGTAATGTTTTAAATAGTAAGGCAGTCGCAATAACTAATGCAACTGGACCAGGCGCACTTGAAAAAGTTCAAATCCAACAAAATCAGATTATTATTAAACAAAATGAAGAAATTATATCTTTATTAAAGAATCTAAAATAAAAAATCCCCACACCCGCCTGCAAGCAAAGATGTGAGGATGTACTGTATAGAAAAGAATGGCATTAAAAGGCCCTCTTTACTATACCCATTTTATCAAGAAATGAGGAAAAAAGCAATGATTGGTAGGTATGAAAAAGGTGGTTCTACTGCTTATTATTTTAAAGCATACCATGGAATAGATCCACTCACGAATAAAAAGATAATTACGAAAAGGCGAGGATTTAAAACAGAGCGAGAAGCAAGGCTTGCAGAAGCAAAGTGCTTGACTGAATATGAGAAGAAAAGTTTTAGGTCTAAGAATACTACTACTACTTTTCAGCAAGTTTATGAAATCTGGAAAGAGCATTATAAGCATACTGTGAAAGAGTCAACCTATGTTAGCCAAGTGAATATTGCTGATAAGTGGATTATTCCTAATTTTGGAGATAAGCCAATCAATAAAATTAGTCTATCTATGTGTCAGGCTCAAGTTAATACGTGGGCAGATGAGTATAAAAGATTTTTTGGAATCATCAGCATAGCAAATCAAATCTTTGATTATGCCATTTCAATGGAACTCATCGAAAATAATCCAATGAGAAAGACCTTGAAACCGAAAAGACAAAAAAATAATACGGATGAGCTTGAAAAGTTCTACTCTAAAGAAGAGTTGCAAGAGTTTTTTGAGATTGTTAAAGGTTTTGATGATGTAGAAATGCTGACATATTTTAGATTACTTGCTTTCACGGGTATGAGAAAAAATGAAATCAGTGCTTTGAGATGGTCTGATGTCGATTTGAAGAATGGCCAGATTACTGTCAAGCAAACTTTGGCCAAAGGGGAAGATAATAAACTAATCTTCCAAACACCAAAAACTAAAAAGAGCGCTCGGACAATTACTCTGGATCCAAAGACGATTGAAGTTTTGAAAGAATGGCACAAGTTTAGTACCAAAGGACTACTTTTTAAAAACGAAGGTGGAGGTCCTAGAAGTGTAGTTCACGTCAACAATATGTTGAATAGGATTTGGAGAAAGCACCCAGACTTTAAACGAATCACACCACATGGTTTTAGGCACACACATTGTTCTTTACTCTTTGAAGCTGGAGCTACTATAAAGGAAGTTCAGGAGCGACTTGGTCACGAGAATATCCAAACAACTATGGACATATATGCTCACGTCACCCAAAAAGCAAAAAATGAAGTAGCTAATAAATTCGCTACTTATATCGGATTTTAAATATGGGTACCAAACTGGGTACCAAAACAAAAATAAGGCTTTCCAAAAATCTTGGAAAGCCTTATTTAATGGTATATAGAGCGATTATTTTGCGATTGGGT